CAGCAACTGGTCCAACACCAAATAATGCCATAACGCCGGCTAAAGCTACTAGAGCAATAACAGCTCCTGGCCACAATGCTCCCCAATCTACTTTAGCTAATTCTTGAAATCCTTTGGCTGCTACCCATAATGCTGCACCCATAATTAACATTGCTGCTGCACCCTTTAGCATGCTTGTAGCTGCTTTACCTGTTCCAGATCCGACTTTTGTCATTTTTTCAGTTGTATCTGGTGGTGCAACGTCTGGTGTTACATCACTGCCTTTACTGCCGCCTATACCACTAAAAAGACCACCAATTTTTGATAATAATTTTCCAGCACCTAATGACTTAAGCTGAGATATCATTTTAATTGCGGCTGGAGCGCCAGTTATTGCTGCGTGTGAATATTTTGACCAGGCAGCAGCCATCTTTCCACTTGAAGTTGATAATTGATCCTGTTCTTGAACCATCTTCTGAAGTTCACCAACACCAATTCCTAATGCCGCAGCTAATTTTTGACGCTGAAGCACATTCATACTGTTAAATTCTTCTAAGCTTCCAGCATTTTTAATTAATTCTTGCATTAAAGTGGCAGAATCTCCCATTAACGCTGCTTCTCTAGCTTTTTCTAAATTTAATTGTTTACCTAATAGAATTTCAGCTTCCATTTCTGCTGCAATAGAACTTTCAATATTTAATAGTCCTGCAGCTGCAGTAGAAATATCAGACATACTTAAACCTAATTTACTAGCTTGAATTGCTGCTTCAGTTAAACTTTCTACATTTCCAGCCCAATATTCTGCTATTTTATCAGAATTTGCTGTCATATCTGCTATAACTTTAGCTGGAATTGCGCCGGCGAGTTTAGCCTGGTCAGAGACCTGCTTTGTCATATTCATTCCAGCTGCAGCTGTACTTCCCTCTATTAGAGAGAACATTCTTGAAGCTTTTCCTGCTTCTTCTGCTGTTAATCCAGTTTGTAATTGTAGTAACCCCATATTAGCAACATTACTAAGAGTTACATCATTCATATTTTGAAAATTATCAATTAATGCTTTTTGTGTACTTGCTACATCTAATCCAAACATTTTGAATGCTGGGCCAAGCAATGCATTTTGATGTACTATTCCTGCTGTTTGACCAACACTAAGTCCTAATGTTTTGCTCGTTTCACCTAAATATTTGTTTAATAATACTGTACCACCGGCCACCCCAGCCCAACTGGTAGCCATAGCTTTTATTGTACCCCACATGTCTAAATATTGTTGTTTCATTGTATTTAGACCTTCTGTACCAGCCATTATTAATTCATTCTGTTTATCTAGCACAACAGATTTTGCTTTTAAAACCCCAAACGTTTGTATTTCAGTATCTAATTGATCCCTCTTAAGATCAAACTGTTCTTGTGTCATATCTCCATTTGCCAAGGATATATCTAAACGTCGTCGCTCAACTTCTGATGTTTCAAGTAGTGTCTGATAGTGTGCTGTTGCACTCTTAAATCCCTCTGTTCCAACAGAGACTGCAGCTTCCTCTAATTCTTTGAAGTTTTTTTGAAGTTTTGCAGCCATGGAACCCATTCCTTTTTCCCATGCAGTTGCACCTGTTTCAGCACCCTTTACTACAAAATCACCTAGTTTACCAAATACATCTTCTAGTTCTTTACCTAATCTTTTACCTACTGCTGCTGATCGCTTTGCGCGAGCCTCTGCGGCTTTTTGCTTTTTAGACTGAGCAGCATTTCGTGGATCGTTTGCCATTATCTATTATCCTTATCTACGCTGCGCTGCTTGCTTAGCTTGCATTCTTTCTATATGTGATTTAAAAGAATCATATGCTTTAGCTAAATCGTCTTCAGCTTTTTTGAGCCCTGGATCTTTTCCTAAAGCCTTCTTATTGGCTTGTCTTCGTTTATTTTTAATATTGTCAAATATATTACTTATAAATTTATCAACAATACCCTCACTTAAAGTTTTAGGGATTTTTTTCATGATTGTTCTCCAACTAATTATAACATAGACTTATGTTTATAAATATAGAGAAAATGGAATTATCTTTTTATATTTGGTCCTCTTATATCTGGGGGACCGCTAGAGGGACTCTGTCCCTTAGCTGCTTTTTCTTCTGCTTCGTTTTGAGCTTTAATCGCGTTTTCTGTTTCTTTTATGTAGAAATTGCGTAAGAATACTGGTAGGTTGTATACTTCGGTATGAGTAAATCCTCTTCCGTAATATACGAGACTAAAAACTGATTTGTGAATAGCGGGCTTATCCGTCGCCCGCAGGCCAAAAAAACTCTGCCGTCAAAGGGATCCCAGTGCGTTCAAAATATCCACATGCTTCACAAGTAAAATTAAAAGATAAATCAATATCAGGAATCATTTTTACCAAATGATCTCTAAATGCTCTAGAATCTCTAGACAAAAATTCATTATCCACAAACTTTTTAATTTCTTGTTTGTCTTCTTCGTTATCGACAGACGTTATAACATATCGTAACCTAGTTGTAATTTCTGGTTCAACCTTTTCACCACCTCTTTGCATTTTTTTCAATGCTGCTAATTCTTTAGTGATTGCTATTTCATCTGCATGTGTTAATAGTTTATATGTAACCTTTCTTTTTGACGCTGGGAGTTTAAAACTCATATCTGCTTCTGTTTTTCCATCTAATCCAAAATCTTTTGGTTCAACTTCTCCTAAATCTACCTCTTCTATATTTTCTGCTGTACAAGATGGACAATTTATCTTTACTTTGTATTTTGCACCATATCCTAATACTCTAGCTGCTAACATAATTGCATTTTTATCTCCAATTGTCATATCACCCAGTTTTACTTTTGGTGTAACAATAACAGATTCTAAAAGCTTATCTATTACTAATCCTTTGCGAATTAAATTCTGAGAAGTTAGAATATCTTCTTCTCTTGCTGTCATGTATTTTATATCGACTTTTCCAGAAGAAAGAGGATTATCTGGAGGATAAAATTGCCCCTTTGATGGCAAATCTATTTCTTCGGTTGGAAACTGATAGTCTTTTTTATCAGCCATTATATTTCTCCACGGTGTTTACTAATATGATCATAAAACCTTTAATTTGATTTGTATATATAAATATATGAAATATTAATTTTTTAACTAAAAAAAGAAGCCCCTAAACAATATAGAGGCTCCGGCGGTAATAAACTGTAACAATATAACTGCAGATTAGAATTCTAATATTGCATAATCATAACGTAAACTTAAAGTAATCCCAGCAACATCATTGCTAGTCCAATCAACTTCACCAAAATCAGCTTCTTTAATATAGCATCCTTTTAGTGTCCATTCTTCAACAATATCTCCAACTGGACCAAGCATATTTATTTTAACATCTTTTTTATAAAAATCTGCGTATCCGTTTCTTCCAGTCACAGATTCATGAGAAAGACGAACCCATTCCATAATGGCTTGTGCACCACTTGGAACTATAGGATCATAAAGTTCTACACTAATATCACCCCAATCACCTTTACCTTTTATCTTTCTTTTAACATTTATGTGATCTAAAACTACATCTTCAAATGAAATTTTGGGTCTAGCAGCCTTTTTCAAAAGCATTGACGGTATACCTTCTATGTACATAATGTACCTAGCTTTCATTTTTGGTTCGAATGCATCGAACATAATTTCGTCAGCTGAAATCAAATTAGCCATTTAAATTCTCCTAATTAATTCTATCAATTATAAATATAGTTCATATCAAAAAGTCTCATATATAAATATAGTCCGGACACAAAAAAAGCCCTATCATTAGACAGGGCTTTTTTCATTAACTATGTTTTATCAAAGTTATTCAGGAAATGCTGCTCCAGTTGGCATGATGTTGAAATCAAGCACAATAAATTCAGCAGTTCTTGTAGGTTGAATGTATATTTGTCCAAACAAGATATTTCTATCTATAATATCTGGAGTATTATTCGAATCGTCCATTACAACTTTAAATGCAGATAATCCTTGTCTAGATTGTACTATCTCAAGATAAGGATTAACAATGCCTAAGAATCTATT